GGTCGGCACGGCAAGCCGCTGGTCTATCGTTACGCCAACTGGCACTGGGCGACCTACCAGTACGATGAGCGTGGCTTCCTGATCAAGAAAGAGGAGTTTAACCACTGGACTGAGTACCGCCGCGACGAGGATGGCAGCGAGCTGAGTGTGGTTCACAGCAGCGGATGGATTCGGTACATGCATAATGGCCGTTGCAAGCGCGACTACTTCAGCAAAAAGATTTCCGATCAGTCTAAGATCGACTATCCGTTCAACGTGAAGGAGCACAGCTCTGAAGAGTTTCGTGCCGAGTGGGAGCGCCAGTACGCTGCGGCGATGGAGCGGGCCATAGCGTGGGATCGTGAACAATTTCAGTTAGAGAACAAATCAATCCAACCCACAAAACCAGATATCCAATGTATCATTCCAACGACCTAAAACGCGCCGAGTATCTCGGACGCTTGCTATGCATAACGCGCACGCTCGACTACGATCTCGAGCTGCTGACCAAGGAGCAAATGATCTCTCGATTAATGGACGGCGCCAAGGCCGGCCGCGAGATCTGGGATGAGCTGATCAAGATGGAGCGCACCGTGTGGGAGGTTACAAAATGAAACCGACTTATACTACCAATTCCCCAAGCTCCTTTCCATATCCTTCAATAACTTTTAACAATTCAAATCTCGCAGTGCTTCGCATCACCCACGATGGACATATGATTACTGGCGAAGGATTGTCCAAGGAGGAAGCCACGCAAGAAACGGCGAAGCTGTTAATCGCTGCGTTTGAGGAACAGATTCAGAAGATGGTGGATGCGCGGGTTGCCGCCGAGCGCGAGCGACACAATGCGTTGCGTCAGGCGGTGCTCAATGTGCTATGCGACCCAGAGGGCCGCGCTTGCTTTTACGGTTTAGACGCTGATCGCGCCGTCATCGACGCCGCCATGAAGGAGGGCATCAAATGAACAAAGATAATATCGTTACTTGTATCATGATTTCTTTCTTATTCGCGTTAGTGGGCTTTATGCTTGGAGCTGTTTTTGTTACTTCGTTGTTTAGTGACAAATTTGAGCGGGAAGCCGTTAAAAAAGGTCACGCTGTGTGGAGCACCAATGAAAATGGTTATCCTGTATTTCAATGGAAGGAGTCCTGCAAATGAGCACCACGCCACGCACAGATGAACAAACTTTGGCTTACCGCACCGAGGACGGCAGTGCAATTGTTCACGCATCCTTCGCCGCTGAACTCGAAACCGAACTCGCCGCTGCGAGAGTAGAGGTGGAACGATTGAGAAAAAGAAACGAATTACTTACAGACCATTACGAGTGCAAAATGAACATCCCAGAAAGGGTGTCGAACATAGAAACCGAACTCACCGCCATGCAAGCCCGCGCTGAACTTGCCGAGGCTTCCGCAAAATTGTGGGAGGCTGACGCTCTTCGTTATGCGAATAACACGGAATTCTGGAAAGACCGCGCCGAGAAAGCCGAGGCTGCGCTTCAAAAAATCCTAAATGTAATGCGGCAAGATTCTAACGGCAAAGACCCGATGGACGCCGTGGAAGACATTATCATTGCAACGAAGGAGGCCAGCCAATGAGCCGCCACATGTAAAGAAAACCACAGAAAACCATGCACTTCTTCACAACATGTCAAAATTAAGCACGCGATCTCAACCCTAATGTTAACAACCTACGTTATGAAAGACAAAATCATCACCCTGCTGCTCACCCTGGCGTTTTCGTCACTGATTCTGATGCTCTGGCCTGTGCTGGCGTACTTTTTCAAGATCGAGGACAAGGATAACGACCCCTAGGCAGGCCAGCCTGTTTGATTTCCCGCCATTTCCCGCCCGATCTGACTCAAGACCCCCATAACTCACATTATGGGGTTCTTTTTTGATTTAATGGTAACAATCCAAACAAATCATCCCAGGGCGCGTTGCCCCTTCGCCCGTCAGGAGCGAGAGGGGGCAATAAGCGCCCCTCTGCTTTAGTAGAAGCAGCCCCCTCACATAGCCCCCAAAATCATCCTTTCGTCATCCTCCAATCATCCTCTGAGGTCATGCACGATCTTGGCGAGGGCGTTATGCTGCTCAACTACCTGACTCAGTACGCCTTGCAGATGCTTCACCTTGGCCAACGACTCGCGCACCTGGCGCCTCAAGTCGGCCATCTCGCCGGCGATCCTCATCCTCCGATCATCCTCCGATTCGAACGGCACATGCTCGGCGCCCTGCCAGATGCGGCCACGGGTGAGGAAGATCAGGTGGCCCTTGTTGCGCAGGTAGTGGAAGGTGCGCTGCGCGGTAGGCAAGTCGCAGCCTGCCTCTGATGCGATAAAAGCAAGCACGGCACTGCGTTCCGGTATGCGATCATGCCGGCGCGGCTCCATCCTGCGGAAGAGGTCACAGGTCATAACTTGATGGTGTGCGGTGCGGTGGCCGGCTTAGGCTTGAACATCACCGAGGGCGCGTACTCCCAGCAGATGCCGGCCTGCGAGTGGCGCAGTCGGATGGCTGATGCCGGGTTCCCCATGAGATCCACCATGCCGCTGCGTTTGCCACGCTTGGTCAACGTGAACGTGAAGGTCGGATCGTCACCCTGGCGTTGCAAAACGCCAACCTCTCGAGACCAGTTGGTGAGATCCGCGGAGCCGGCGCCTGCGTAGGCCAGGTCGCTGACCGTGCCCTTGGACTGGTCGCCCTTGGGTGGTTTTGGCATGTGGTGGAGCCAGATCCAGACGCAGCCGGTCTCCTTGAGCACCGGATTGAGGTGGTTGCGCAGGAATTTGCTCATGAACTTCTGCTCGGATATGTCATCGCCGGCATAGGATAGCAGCGGATCCGCAATCATTAGGTCGGCCTTGTGCTTCACGATGATGGATCTGGCCAGCCGAATGAAGTCGGTGCCGGTCTTGACCGTCTCGTCGTAGAACCGGATGTTGGTGTTGAGCGTCTCGAGATCTTGGCCACTGAACCTCATCGCATCGACAACGCCGCGGAATGCCTCGGCCATGTCGCCCATGTCATTCTCAGCCTGGATGAATGCCACGCGCAGGGGTTTGACGGGTTTGATGCCAAAAAAGTGCCGGCCGAGGCCAAAGGTCAGACCAAGTTGCATGGCAAACGACGACTTACCGACGCCAGACTGGCCCACGATGGTGAGCGACCCGCCGCGGCATAGCCAACGCTTGCCAAGGACGTTATTGGGGTCGTTCTCGGTATCGTACTCAAGCAACTCCTGCGGCGTGGTGGGATCTGCGATCTCGGACTGGTCACGCCAGTCGATCCACTCCTGCCAGGTCGACAGGCCAATGTTGAGCGCCACCAGCTTCTGCTCGATGTCGCCACGCATAATGCCAGGCAACCTCGAGAACCTCGACGGGTTCTTGTTTGCCTCGCATGGATCGTAGTCGCTTAGGTAGTCGTACACGATGTCCCGGCGCTCATCAAACTCGGCCTTGTCGGTAGCATCGACGCGCACCCAGGCGTGCAGACTGCGTCCACCAGAGTCGATCACCGCGGCAATGGGGAGCTGGCACTGCTGAATGATCTGCATCTGCTCATCCTTTGGCTTCTCATCGAACTCGATCAGCACATGCCGGTAGTCGGCCACGTTGGCGTCGGATCCGACATATTGGTCGGGCTTTGTCGGGTTGATGCGGATCCAGGCGCCGGCTTCCTTGCCGTCCCAGATGGCGTCGGGGAATCGCTCGAGCCATCGCACCTGGGTCATAAATGTACCACTGGCCGATGGGAACCACTTGCTGCGTTCCTCGTCGTGCCGGGCCTCGTTGGTGATGCAGATCCAGTCGGTGGGCAGGAAGACCGCCTCGAGGAATCGCTTGGTGGCCTCGTAGCCGGTCAGCTCGGTGCTGGGCGCCGCCGGTGCCGGCAATGAGCGCACGATGAACTTGCCAGTCGGCGACACGCACGATGGCCGACGCACGCTGACATCACCGATCAGATGGCCGGCCGGCTTGTCGTGTGGCTTCTTGATGGCCTCGTCGATCTTGTGCTCGAGTTCTCGAGTGCTCCACGGTGGAACGCACTTTGCGTTGTACTCGCCGAGCAGCCAGAGCGCATCGATTTTGTTGAGTGAGAAACCATGCACCAGCGCGACGGCAACGGTGTAGGTTGTGGAGTGACCGCTCGATCCAGAGATGGCGGGTGGGCAGTGCGCGAGGTACGCTCGAGCACGTTCTAATATGGGATTCATTGGAATGTAATTGGAGTTATTGTGTGCAGTGCTGACGAAGCGCGATGCGTAGTGTTTCTACGAATACAATTGTCTGGGGGGTGATGGGTAATTCTAACAATTCAAACGCAGTAAGACACTGGCCTAGCAATTCGCGCTGCGCCTGCACCAGATCATTTTTTTCCTTTAAGATATCTTTCATCAAATTCTTCGCGGATGCGCTCCTTGATTTTGTTCTTGGTTTTCCGTCCGCGTTGAATCTCTCGGCGCCAGTCTTCACCTGTGATGGTATTAAAAATGTTGTCGTAGTTGTCGCGGTAGTGCTGCGAGAAACAGTTCCGCGGTGAGTCGCCCTTGCCGTTGTTCATTTTTTGGTAAAAAGATTTTTGATGTAGACGTAAATTTTGAGAAGCAACGACTGCCAGAAAAGGATCTTCACGTTGCCACCGATCACCACTGGCCGATCAGCCCAGCCCACGCGCACACGAACCGGCAGGCCATCGCTGCGCTTGCAGTTCACGATGCGCACGTCGGTCGTCTTGCCCTTCGCGTTGTCCGAGTAGTTTCCGATATCAATGTCGACCTTCTCGATGCTGCCGCCGCCGCGGATGATCGTCACGTTGGACAAATCGATCTGCGAGGATCCGCCCTTGATCGTGAACGCGTACAGCTTGCCGGCGCCCACCTGGCAGTTGCCGATGTAGATCGAGCGGCAGAATCGCATGATGTCGATGCCGTCCTCGCGGTTTCCACCGGACGGATTGATGATGCAGTTGTTAATGTTGGCGCCCTCGACGTGCGACAGCTTTAGGATGTCGTCGTAGTTCTCGGGGTTGGGCGCATCGATGGTATCGTTCTGGATCACGACGTTGGTCTCGTCGGCGTATGATTTGTAGTTTTTATCGCTCATGGTTTTTTGGAGAAAGTAATGTGCTTACCGTTTAAAACTCGAGACACGCAGGCCGGCGAACGCGACATGCGCTCGCAGATCAGGCTGGCCTTCATGCCTGAGTGATGCAGCTCGAGGATCTTGTCGTGTTCTTCTTTTGTGAGAAAGTCACGCCGCGTGATGATCTGATCGCGCTCAACTCGAGGTTTCATGCCTTCAATGTTGGGGCCGTGGTTAAATTTATCGGCATGCTTGCGCAGGATAAACTCAATGTTCCGCAGGGTTTCACTTGGGCTGTTCATTTTTTCTTTTTTGGACGGCCACCTTTCTTGCCGTTGATGCGTGCGCTCTGCGCCTTGCGTGGAGTTTTAATAGATCCCAAGAGCGCCGCAGCGTTGATGGGTTTGTGACAGTGGGGGCAATTCATAGTGGTCGTGAAATTTTGTATCCTAGCTTTTGATAGGTTCTGACTCGGGCGAGAAATTGAGCGTGTGCGAGCGCGGCGCCGGCATCAACAAAGTCGTGAACGATGCCAAATTCTTTGCCCTCATGTGCTCGCATGACGCGGCCTGCACGTTGCTCGAGCTTGCCCGCAGATCTGCCTCCAGCGGCGAGGATCAAGACACTGGCCCGCGGTACGTCGAGTCCCTCATCGGCCAGACTGGTCGCAATCATGCAGCGGAGTGCGCCACTACGGAATTTTTCAATGGCCTCGGTGCGGCGTTTCTTGCCGATTTTTGCGTGGACGACAACGGAGTCGGCGATGTCGGCCTGTAGGCGCTCACCGTGTTCTACGGTTGAGACCAAGATCAGAATGCTACCGGGTTCGCTTGTCGCTAGATCGATGATCTTGGCGTTACGTTTTGCGTTTGTTTTCACGACATCAGCGGTGGCCTGCCATCTTGCCCGACGTTCGTGTTCACTCGGATCAATAAATGGATAACGACGGCACCGGCGTGCGGTCTCGGCAATGGTGCTGGATTCGATCTCAGCATCAAACTGACTGGGCAGATCGAGGTTGTGCGCCACGACTGCACCCTGAGTGATGCTGCCCGTTGCCATGACCTCGGATCTCGGGACGGTGTAAAATTCGCGGAAGAAATTTTTGAGCTGCAGATCTCGCTCAGGATCTGACCAAGGCGTCGCCGAGAATCCCCAGATAACGCCACTGCACCGGCCTATGGTTGACGCCCAGGTGACGGCCGGCATGTGGTGGGCCTCGTCGACGATGATAACGTGCGCAGATGTGCAGTCGGGTTGTGCTGCCACGCAGTGCGCCTCGATCTTGACTCCAAATTTGTCTGCTGCGTCCAAAGCCTGCTGTACCTGCTCTCGAGTGTTGGCCAGCCATACGATGCGAGCCTGGTTCGTAAACGGCGCTGGAGAATCTGACTGCATGCCGCGGCGCAGCGCAGCCGCAGCGATGAAGGTCTTGCCGGCGCCGGCGGGAGCGATGACAAAGCCTCGATTTTTCCGCTGCAAAAATTCAACGGCTGCTTGTTGGTAGGGACGGAGATTCATTGAGTTCTTCCACTAAAGTTAAAAAAGCTCGGGTTGCGGTGGCGGGGACAACTCCGTTACCGAGGAGTCTGAGTTCGTCGGTACGATTGTCACAGGTGACGCACAGCTCGGCATAGTCCATCCCACGGGCACTCCCATTAGCGTATCGACCCAACGTGGGTTCAGTTTGCCCGCATTCTGTCTGCTCAATGTTACCTTCCCATCGGCCAATCGTTTTGCTGCAACTTCCGGTGTCGATGCCAGATGACTGTCTCCCACAATCGATGTTGCCCAGTTGTCCTGCTTCACTTGCTCCTCTAACACTTTCCCCCCAGTCCCCGGCGCCCGACTCCCTGGGCATCCCGCTCTTGGCGTTGCCCACGATTTGATCTGGTCGTTTAAGTTCTTCGACCGATCTGGATTCGTGAATCTCTCCGCATCCCCGCTCCGAAAGTCCCTGCTCTGCGGCGTTGCCCACGACGCTCTCACCGCTTGCGCTGGCAGCGCATAATTCCCCGCCGAATCCCTCATGTTTGGCCCGCTGTGTTGAGGATCGCTGGCTTTCGGCGTTGCCCACGACTCGGGGCGGTTCCCATCCGTACTGGTGCTCACCGGGGCGACTAGGCCAGATTCCACTGCCTGCACCGCTACATCCAGCGTATCCATTGATATCTTTCCATTCCTGATGCGTCCTCCCACATAGCCGCCCTTGTAATCTCTCGTCGATGAGGTGAGCCAAGATGAAGACCCGCTTTCTCTGGTGCGGAGCGCCAACTTCACTCGCGCTGAATATGCCCCACGACACTTGGTAACCCATGCTTCCCAGTTCTTCAATGACTGCTCGGAGTCCGAGGGAGACGTGTCCTTCGACGTTCTCAAAGAAGCAAACTCGGGGCTGCATGAGTCTAATTCCATCTGCGATGAATGGCCAGAGGTGTCGGGGATCTTCGGTGCCAAGTCGCTTCCCGGCTGCGGAGAATGGCTGGCATGGGTAGCCGCCAGAGAGGATGTCCACCTTTCCACGAAACCCTGACCAAGGGAAGGTCTTAAGATTCGTCCAGATAGGTGCTGCGTCCAAGAGTCCCGCTTCCATTTTAGCGACCAAGTTCGCGCAGGCGTAACCTTCGATCTCAGAAAAAGCGATTGTGCGCAGATCTGGGATTGCTCGTTTAAGTCCGAGATCAATGCCGCCGTATCCAGCGCAGAGACTAACGTGTGTAATTGTTTGGGGAGTATCCATGTCATTGGGAAAATTTGCGCGTTGAACAGTCGCGCCCCTGCACCCAATTAGAATGGGTTGGTTTCTGGCAGGTATTTCTTAATCTTCAGCGTCTTCTTTTCTTCCTTGGTGTCCTCTTTGACCCAAGTCTCTTCCTCGAGCTTGATCTTCACCTTCTGGCCAACGAACTGACTCACGAAGTCTTGGAAGACCTTGGCTTTGGAAAAGTCGAGTTCCTGGCCTTCGCTGATCTTGATCAGTGGAAGCGCGGCCAGCAGCGAATTGACGCGCCACCAGACGGACTCGCGGTTGAGGAAATTGTCAGACGCCACGCTGCCGTCTTCGCCGCGGAAGATCAGCTTAACGAGGTCTTCACCTTTCGTGGTGAGTGATGCCTCAGCCTTCACGATTTCGGTCGAGTAGATGCCGGGAGCATCAAACGATTTTGTGGAAGCGGAGGAACGGTCTACTTTGAATAGTGCCATGATTTTTTAGTTGGTTTGGGATTATTGGTTGTTGTTTGAAGTCGCCCATTTTGGGAGCGAAAGTGTTTTGACCTCGGATGGGTACGATGGCCAGGAGTCGAACGCGATGCAGTTGCCGAGCATTTGGATCTGCTTCTGACGCTCGGCCTCGGCCAGCATCAGATCCGCGGTATCCAGCTCATACACGGCTACGGCATAGGGCGCCTCTTTTTCTACAGCTACGAAAAGAAACCGTGTCAGGTTCATGCCAAGTTCCTTTCCGAGTGACAGGTAGTGCGCAGCCTGAACGTGGTAGCGGTAGTTGGCCACGCTGCGGGCGAATCCTGCTGGCGTCGCGTCCTCAGTGGTCTTGAGGTCGAGGATCGTCTCGTTGGTAACGTAGTCGAGCCGGCCCTTCATCAGGATGCCATCGATCACGGCGAACAGAGAAACCTCGGCGGCGCCGGTGTTGAGTAGCTTCTTGACCACCGGATGCTGACGCACGCTCTGAGTCATCGCGTGGATCTGCGATGCCTCGTCGTGCGTGATGATGTCTTTGCCCTCGTTCTCGGCCTTAAACTGCTCCCAGATCGATTTGCCCTCCTTGGTGCGACGATCCACGATGGGAGCCACGACAACGCGGTCAGCGTACAGCTCAGGCTGGAACACGCTCATGTGGGTGAGCGTGCCAAGGCGCATGGCCGGCGTCTCCTCGCGTTCTGCGGTCAACCAGTGCTTGTAGTGCGCCGGACTTTTACGGAACTGGTCGAGACCAGACTTGGAGATGCCGTCAGACTTGTGATAATTTTCTGCGGACAGATTGTAATAGATATTGGGATTCATTGGGTGGGATTATTCTTCGTTTTGGATTTCAACGTACTCGGCGACACGTTCGTCGGAGCACTTTGCCATGTGCATCAAATGACTTTGCCAGCCGAGCGGTGCGGCTTCGTACTCGGCTTCGAGAAGCGCCATGATGGCTTGCTCAAGGCCAAGCAGAACAGTAGCGCAAATTGCAGGATCCTCGTATGAATCGGAAGCGTAGGAGCCGGCTTCGGCGCTCGCTTCTTGCAGGATCTTTTGGATGTCGGGCTTTTCGCCATCGAACATAATTCGTTCAACGACATGCTCGAAGTGTTCGCCGTATTGTTTGCAGCCTTCTTCAAAGGCGTCTTCGTCGTTGATGACATAGGCGTTGCAGGCATATAGTTTTGCAGTGAGTAGGGTGACAGCTAGTTGGTGCATGGTTTATTTGGATTGAGAGGTTACGGCTTCGAGAAACATTTTGGAGTTGCTGAGGATTTTCTTGGCAAAGTCAGGAGCGACATCGCGGAAGGTCTGGCCTTCAGAGATTTGTTTTTTGGCGATCAAGTAAGCATTCACAGATGCTTCGTGGTCGATCAAGATCGCAGAAAGCTGGTCAACGTAGGACTCAACGATTGGCTCGACCTTGATGGGATCCTGAGCCGGCGCCGAGTTGTTTGAGTCTTGGATCTCTTCTGGCGTGTAGACGCCGAACACAACCTCGGGCGCCAGCAAACGCACGGCCTCAGAGATCACGCGGGCGGTCAACATTTGCCTCGGGAACTTGCGCCAGTTGTCTTTCATTTTGCCATCGCGGCTGACGGCAACGCCGTTGGTCACGAAGTCCTCGAGTCGAGCCGAGAATGGAAGCGAGTTGCCCCGGAGTGTAAACGTGGCCTCGACGACCTTGTCATCGCGCTTCGTCCACTTAACGGTGCCGCCACTCAACTGGAACTTGGCCAGCATGGCGTCAGCACGCATCGAGAGCTTGCCCTCGATCATGTGGTAGGTCTTGGCCAGCTCGAGCGGTGGCTTCTTTTCGCTGATGCACTGGAGCGCGAGCACCTGGCCCTGCTCCACCTTAGTGCAGCCAAACATTCCAGAGCTGGCGATGATCTCTCCTAAGCGTTCTACGGCTGCCAGAGGATCTGACATCCGATTATAGACATCTTGCTCATGGAGCGCGATGTGTTGCGATGGGCCACCTTGCGTGGCGATTGTGTATGTTGGGTTATTCATTGGACTGAGAAAAAGTGATGTGCTCTAGTGCGAGCGGGGATTCATTGGGGGCGGCGTTGGCTTAGGCTGGCGCCGCCTTTCTTATTTTGTGGGATTAACCGCTTTGGCGTAATCCAAGATCAGCAACGCATCAGCCGTTTTTAATGTAACGTCGAGTGTCGGAAAACGTCGCACTGCCTCTGACTTCAATTTGTTTTTCCACTCGGTGGTGCCGCTGCAATCTTTTTTGGTGCCGAGTTTAAAGTGCTTCTGCCAGTCGTGCGGCTTGACCAATACAACGCGGATTCCGAGCGCAGTGGCGGCGCCCTCAATGTAGCCAAAGTTTCTAAACAGCACCGCAGCAGATGATGCTGGAATCGCCTTGCCGACAAATTTTGGGATGTCCTCGATCCAGATCTCTGGGTGTGGATTGCCGACGACTAGGCCGCGCATCAGATCGATGACATCGCAGACGCTGGCCGGCATACCAGCAGCACCGATGACGCCATGATTGTCCCACGCAATGCCGCCAGATGCACCGGGATCGACTGCTATGATGAGATTACTCATAAAGCGGCCTTAATTTTCGCCCAATATTTGTCGGCCAGATGAGCGCGCTTGGGGCCGGCATTCCAGATGCGGGCCTTAAATTCATCAGACTTTCCTTTGCCGTAGTGCTCGGTGTAGATCACAAACATCTCGCGTGATTTAATCGGATCAAATCGGTCGTTTAAAGTGTAATTCTTTTTGGAGATCCTGTTGCAGTCGATCACGGTGATTTCCCAAATTTGCCCTATGCCAACAGCACGCCCCTGATCACCGATTGCCCTTGGGTTGTTGTTGCTTTCGACCTTGCAGATAGCCTGCCAGAGATCGGCCTTGAGTGGCGCCGCCAAAGCGACGAGGAGTACGAGGTATTTCATTGAGCCGCCAACTTGAGCGCCGTAAAACCCAACGTCAAGTTATTTTTTTGTGGTGGGACGATGCCACGTCTGAATACGAATGCCAGCAGTAGAAATTGCGGTGCCGGTAAACTTTTCCAGATGTCCAGAAGCGAGTCCGCGCCGCAGGTATTTATGCGCGGTGCCGATGGCTATCTCTAGCGACTCGGCGAACTCCTCGGTCGTCATCCAGCCTTTGCCTTTTGGCTCGCGCGTCTTAGCAGACAGCACCTCGCGCAGTTCGTGCGCCCAATTAGGCGCTGTAGATTTTGACTTCGCTCGCGGCATAAAATTGACCGTTAATATTTCTGGTTTGAAAAAGCTGATAGGTGCCGTCTGGAAACAAAATACCGTAGGCCCAACCTTGCGACCACTTTAACTTCCCAGTTTTTTTATTACAATAATCCATATCGCGCACGCAGAGGCAACCAATACTCCGAGCCTCGGTAGGTTCACGCGCTGCCACGGATGCACTTTCGATAGAGTGAATATGGCCGTGCAGACAATTGCCATAGATTGCCGCGTGCGTTCGACACGCGCTAACTCCTGCGTGGAATCCGTGCAGCACTGATAGTTTTCCGAGATTGAGCACTCCGAGATCGCTGTCATATGGCAGCATCTTCGCTTTGCATCGTTTGACCGTTGCCTCGAGTTGCTTGATGCCGTCGTTGGCATAGTCGCGCATCACGCCGGTGGCAGATCCTCGGAAGTCGTAGATCCGCTCGTCGTGATTGCCGCGGAGAAAATGGTTGCTCTTACCACCCTCGAAAAATCGTCGCAGGAAGTCGCTGCCCATTTCCCAATCTTCCGCCAGGCTCGCCGCCTTCTCGTCGTCGCTGGCGCCACGCCTAAGATTCCTTAGATCAAACGCATCGCCTGCATGTACCCTCACCTCTGGTTTCCAGTCTTTCATAAAAGACCAGAGCGCACCAACACTAGCAGCGTCGGCCATGTCGCCATGATTGTCCGACACGACGATGAAGCGTTGGCCTTTGTGAGACATTACTTGTTCGAGAACTTAATTGCTTCCCAGAGCATCATCACGCCGGCCGTGATCGTTGCCATGATGCCACGCTGGTGCCATTTCTCATGCTCGAGCACGGTGACGCGGCCATTGGTCTTAGTTACCTGGCTGCGGATCTCCTCGAGGATCTGATCCTGAGCGTCCATGCGCTGCAGCACGCGGGCAAACATTGAGTCGGTGCTGTTGGGATTGTAGTCGTCGCTCATTTTGATTTGCTCCTCATTTCCATGATTTTTTCAAGCGTTCTGCCACCAAAATAAAACGACATGATTAGCATGCCCCATTGGCCAAGTAGAGCAACGTAGGACTCGTTGGCATTATAGCCGAAAGCACTCATGCCAGCGAACACGAAATAGCCCGCTAGGATTGCCGCCAAAGTCATGGGTCTGATGTTCTTTGACCACCATGAGTCCGACGCCATATCTGCTTTCAATCGTTCCGTGAGATTGTTTTGCTCGGTCTTATACGCTTCCAAGTCCGCATTCATTTTGGCCAGCTCGCCGTTCTGCGCCAGCGTCGCTAATTCCAACTGAGCCTTGGCCTTTGCCTCTGGGTCAGGAATCAATTTGTCGATCAGCTTTGTGCCGATCCCAAGAATTTCAGCGAGTGGAAACATGGTTAACGTGACCTCTTTTCAATGAGCTTCTTTGATTTGTCCAATGTATCCGCAACGCCGATCATGGCGCCGGTGGGAGCGTAGACGCGGAACTTGCCGCCTTCCTTCTGGATTACACGGTACTTGTTGTCGGTGCTCCAGGCTTGGCCGTTGGGAAGTTTTTCGGCCGGCTGAAATGTAACTTGTACTTCGGCCGGCTGAAAATTACCTACGTTTTTCTCAGATCCAGTGGAAGCATTAGCTCTTCCTCTGGAGTCAACGGTTGCGATGGGATTCCCCCGAACATCAGCTTTAGGTAATTCTCGCGTGTTACCCCTATCTTGAGTTTGTTCAGTTGCTCGAGAATCGGATCTAGCCCAATCTGGGGTTTTGATCCCATCTGCGGCTTTTGATATTTGTGATCGGGCTTCATCTTTAGTTAGATTTCCTTTTTTGTATTCGTTCCAGATATTGTTAACAAGCTCTTTGTTGGCTTTGGTTTTCCATTCAGCGGTAAATAATCCGCGAACAGCTTCCCATGTAATTGACTGCATCTGACGTGGCAAAATTCCACGTTGTTTTGCAGCATCACGATAAGCGTCTGCATAAATTCCATAAATACCAGAAGCGCCAGTTGTTGCTGAACTTATTCCTGCACCAAGATTATGAGAAACCTCGGTGTCTGCTCCTGCAAGCGGACGAAGTAGGCCAGCGGCGACTGCATGTGTATCGATGGTTACATCTCCAAATGCTTTAAGATCTGGAAGCAGGATGTTGTTGTAAAATGATCGAACTTTATGTTCACCGCCGAGACGTTCTGAAATGTTAGCGCGTGATGGGTTTTCTAATACGCTCATCGCATTTGATAGCGTTTTAAAATTACCCCATCCCATAGCGGCAGGAGATCCGTCTTGTTTGCGAACAAGATCTGCAAACGATCCCTCTGGAGTCAAAATGCGATAATCGCGTGGATTGTTAACCTGATCGTATGCTCGAGTCCAAACAGCTTTTTCGTAAGTCGATAAATCGCTAAATTTTTTGCCACGCATGGCATCAATAATTTTTGCTCCATCTTTATCGCCTTCAAAATAATTAGACAACCAACCATCCATCGCTGGAGACATTACGCTATTTTGATTATCCTTAAATATGTTTATAGCTCTTTCTGCTTGAGCTACATTTCTGAACCAATCGGTTTGTGGAGATAACGAAGCAAGTACAGCAGCAACCGTATCGCGTGAAAAACCAGTTTTTTCTGACCATTGCTCACTTATCTTTCTGGCTCCATCATACCATTTTTGAGCACGCTGACGTAATGCTGGATCCATGCTGTCATGGAGATAAAGAAGATTATCAACAACAAATAATTTGAAGTCGTTAATGATCGTTTGTGGATCTTTGCTGTTAGATTTGAATCCTGGATAATCTTTAATCAATGAAACAACACGCTTTTGTGCCGCAGGATCTCCAATAATAGCATCAGAGTTAATAACTAAATTTTGTTTGAGTGCATCTTCATAGGCACCTTTGGCGGTTGGTTTACGAGTAGAAATCCATTTTCCAACATCACCGCGTTGACCGGCTGAAAGTGAATCATCAACAGGGACATTTCGTGCAACATCACCAGCAAATTTATCCAATACCAATCCAGCCTTCGCTTCAGCCTTGGCCTGCGTGTCATAGATGCCGATCCGCTCGCCAGTCGGCGCGTACAGACTGTGCTTGTTGCCCTTGGCGATGATGCGTAGGCCAGTATCGGGCGAATCAAACACTTTGGACTCACCCAGATTTTCGGCCGGCATGAATCGCGCCTTGTTGCGATCATAAGCGATCTGCGACATGCTGACCTTTTCTCCGGTGGGACGCATGTCGATCATGCGATCCAGCGTAAAATTGCGGATGTACTTAGCCGCGGTGCCGTCTTTGCCACCAAAGAAATCGGTCATGTATGCAGCCTTTGCAGCATCGCCAAATAGTTCCTTTGTCGGCACCGCATTCTCACGATCCGAAAGATTGTTAAGGTAGCGAGCAAGGTCGCCGTAGAACGTCTGGAAATCGGACTTGTAAGGCCCAAGACGATCTCGGGACGCCAGGCTCATCGCTTCGTTGCGAGCCTTGGAGATATCGAAAGTGCGGACAAACAACTCGCCGGCCTGGCTTGTGGCCAACGCATACGGAACAATGTCACGCTCGGTGATGCGGACGCCGTCGTTGTAGCGTTTAAGCGTTTTGCCAGTTAGGCGACTCTTGATCTCTTTCGTAGCTTTACCGTTTCGGATGAAAATCACGTTTCCGCTTTCAATCGAATCTTTTAGAATGGCTATGCCTTTCTTCACTTTATCGATGATGTTGGGAGACGCTTGAATAGCAGCCAACTGTGCGTTGCTGATACCATCGCCTACGATCTGGCCATCGACCTCGCGCAGTCGTGGCTCATTCACGTCAACAACTGGAGCTGATTTGATTGCTGCAGTCAAAGCATCAGAGCTGGCACGATCTTCTTGGGCCAGCACATCGTCTGGTTTCATGCGGGTAACGCCATCAACGCCAGTTTCTGCGATGCCCATGTCTGTAGCTATTTTTGCAGCAGCAGGATTGGCCAAATCACGATTTCTGATCGCAAAGCCAGTGTCTTCGGCCAGCTCAATCTTTTTGTTCATGTTGCGCCGAGCGCGAACCATGTCACGCAACGCCGCATTCAATGCCGGCGATGCCTGCTCGAGCTTTGTGAATACAAGCGACTCAATCGGCTTTGATCCAAGACCAAGGCTTTGAGCGGTACGGCGCAAGAATCCTTCCGTATTTGAAAGCAGCGCCTTGTCCAAGATCGTGCGAGTTAAACCATCAAAACCGCGCAGCATCGAATCCGTGTCGCTGCCTTGGATCAGACGAGACATGTACTCGGCGCCAAGTTCTTCGCCGATCAACTTTGATTTCTCAACCAGCGTGTTAGCCTTGGCCCACTTGCTGTTTTCGTCGGGTTTTAATTTGGAAACGTACTCGTCAAATGTTTTAAGAATTGCCGCGTCATCAAGTAGGCCAGGCGACGTGCGTGTCGACTGACCGTTTCCATCGATAACGTAATTACCAACGATCATTTGCTCGGCTCGTTCAACCAATGGACGAAGCTGATCGATAGCTTTGAACGCATGAAACAGCTCATGGCCAACCGTTGCCTGACTGTTAAATTTATCGACGTTGATGTCTACGACTGGACGCTCGCCTTCAACGATCTGTACGCCTCGAGCATCTTGACCGTACTTCGTTGCAAATTCATCTGCAGTCGAAAAACGAACATCCGCGTCATTGAATTTGCCGCGAATGATTCCAGAGATGTCCATCACCTGAGCGGCGCCATCGATGCCCGAATTTTTAACAACGGTATCAAATTTGGACTGCGTGTCCTTGTCTAGATTCTCGTAAAAGCGATTGAAGTCGTTGTGCCGAGCCTCAACGGCAGCTTTGCCACTGGCTTTGTCCACAACTCGAGCGATGCCGGCACCGCCAGCACCGAGCACGCCACCGGATCCAAAGCCAGCCGCGGCGCCCTCTTCACCGCCAGCCAGACCACCGAGTACCGTGCCAATAGCAGCACCCTCGACGCCGCCGGCCAACGTGCGAGATCCGATATCAATGATATCGTCGCCACCGTATCGGCCAACCTTAGCGATGGCTCTGTCAAACGATGACGCATTTGGATTAAGCGCCAAAGACTCCAGCGCACCAATGCGAGTCGGAGCGTTCATCAACTGCTCGCCCGCACGCTCCAGCACTTGGCCAGCCTTGTTTGCGCCCTCAATGGCACCAACTACGGCTGCGGCTTCACTTACGCCAGGAATGCCCATAGCAAAGCCTGTAACGCCTGCGCCGGCTGCTACATTCCGTAGCTTGCCAGCATCAGCACCAATTGCCTCGCCTGCCATTCTACCGACGCCGCCAATAAATTCGCTGAGTGGTTTGGTGACCGCGGTGGCGACAGCACCGGTGCCTTTCATGGCCAAGCCGGTTGCTCTGGTGCCAAATTTGCCTGCACCTAGAACTTCTCCAACGCCTGGGATAAACAACGTGGGATCCGCAATCAGCTTCAGCGTATTCTTAACGTCGTTGTTGACTAAAGCTGGATCAAGACCGGACACGGTCTCTTTGCCGGCTTCGTATTTTTGAGTTTGCTCAACAAAATCGCGGGCCTCTAGCCATTGCTTTTTTCGTTCTGCAACGCTGCTGGTTCCATCAAGCAGATCCTTAAATTTAAAGAAAAACGAACTTGGATCCTCAGATTGAGCCACCATGCCGTACAGATCTCGAGTGCCTTGTAGACCAGACTCGAGCGCCGTCGATGCAGCCACCTCTGGCGATAAATTACGAATCTCAAACAGACCTTTGATGCCTTTTCCAACGGTTTCGACAATGCCGCCGGCTGCACCAAGTGCCGTTTGCAGCAGATCAGTTTTCTTTTGATCTACGAATTTCTCATACAAGGAGAAATCTTCATCCGAGATCGTCTTTGAGAACCCTGGCATCTGGTTGACCTCGTAGGCCACGTCTTGCCCGTTGCGTGGGAAGTCACGTTTAATGACATCTTGAATCACGCTTTCTGGTGTTCCCTGATCAAACTCAATCGTTTGATTTCGGGACGGAATCTCAACTCGGATAGTTGGCATGAATTAAATACGCTGACCGGTGGTAGAATAGCGGATTACGGATGAACCTGGAGCAGATGGCCCAACAACGGTTGCGCCACTCATGTCTTGAGCACCAGATGCTTTGATCTTGTTTCCAACCTTTGTGTTCAAAGTGCTCTTCAAAGATCCAAGACGCTCCCTATTGTTTTCTTGAACGCTGAAAAAAGCGGTTGGATCAGAAATGACTTCTCCTAGCATTGCATATTCAGATTCATTTACGGCGCCAGGCCCAACGATCTGTTCACGCATCAAACCGCGAGCTTGAGTGGCCAATGATTTGGCTTGTGCGTATTCTTTGGTGCCAGGGATTTTGACATTTGGACTCTCGCTCAATTTCATCAAATTATCAAGGATCACTTGAGCGTCCATGTTGGCAGCAATAGCGTCCTTGATTTTGTTGGCTTCTTCTTTTTGTGAAACCAAGAACTTTGATCCGTTAAAATCAACGGTTCTGGCTTTCATGTTTTCTTGGAAATTCATCAACCGTTCTTGGTCAGCAGTAATTCCGGTAGTAGGTTTTGGAGCCTCAACAAAATGTACTGGTTTTCCGTTGGACATAACAGCCGCGCCCCAGACGTTTCCTTTATCGTCTTTCAACTGCTGAACCTTAATTTCGGAGTCAGGTGTGATGTTAAATCGAGCGGCCAATGTTTGATCCATCTTCGGATCGAGCTTTCCGCCTTCGGCAAGATAGGTGGCAATCGCAGATTGATATTTTTCCTTGTTGTTGGTTGCGACCTGACGAGTGCGCTCAACATCAACAAACGGCAGGCCAGCGATCTGTTGATTAAATGAGGTTGGAACCTTATTGTAATCAAGAATTGGTGCAGCCGTGATCGGAGATGCTGGCAGAGCAGCGGCGCGTTCAGCAGCAGTCATTGGAGCAGCGGTGAGATCTTCACGCTGAACATTCTCCATTGGAGCAGCAGAAAGATCTGAAACGCCTTGAATTGGTGCGGCTGGACGTGCGCTACGAGCCATGACAGCTTGACCACCAAAACGCTCGATGGCAGACGGAGCAACTTGTGCAGACGGAGCAGGAAGTGAAGCGGGAGCCTGAGTGGGAGCGCCGCCACGATTCATCATTCCGCTCAGTGCCTCGGTGTCGATATTGCTGAAAGCACCCTGGCGCAGCGTTGGATTGTAACTAGAAGCATTTGCACCCTGATCTTGAAGATATTTGCTGCCAGCAATAAGACCCAGATCTTGGCCAGTGTACGTTTCGTTTTTAGTAGATGGCGTGCCGGCCATTGCTTTTGAGTAAGCATCAACATTTGCGGCTTCTTGTCTTGCAGCGTTGAGTTGCATCGCAGAGATCTGAGCATCGCGTGCATTTTTAAACGACTGAACAAAGGTTCCAGCCTGAGCAAGCGTGGCGCGTTTTTGCGACAAAGATTGGCCACTGAAATCACCGAGCTTTTTGATCAGACCTTCGTATGATGCTTTTTGTTTATCGTCTTTGATGTCGCCGGCATAAGCCTGCAGCGAAGGTACAATTGCTTCAGCTTGGCCGGTAAGAAATTGATCTTCCTCTTTATTTTTACGATATTTCTCCAAGCTGGTTCCAATTGTTTCACCAATAGAAGCAAGCGCACCACCAAGCGAGCGCCCAATGTTAGCAGACGCCTGCATGTAACCCTCGGGCAGAGGGCTGATGTATTGGACTGGTTGAAAGTATGGGCCTTTTTGCATGGTGAATTATTTGAGAGTTGCGATGCGCGAGTCCATCCACCGACGAATGAGACTCTTGGTGCGTGGTTTGTCGCTGATAAACTCAGCGAACTTCTCGCCGTACTTGATGTAGAAGTCGTGAAACCACTTTGGAGCGCGAGTGAGTAGCCAGGTGCGGAAGCGTTTCCATTTTGGATTGTTGATGCCGTAGACCTCGCGGGCGACCCAGCATGGAGTTTTAAATCCACCGCCAGCCCAACCGCCGGCCGCAGATCCAAGACCAGAGGCAAGACCACCGATAACCGCGGCGTTGGATTGAGCCGTAGCGATGTTCGCAGCGTTCGTGGCCTGCTGATTTCCACCGTAGATATTGTTGGCGTAGCTGGACTCTGGATTGAACAACGCAGGGCCGGCCATGTTCGACAGGTTCATGCCTTGGTTGGTCGTGTTCTGCGCAACATTGCCAGCGGTAGAAGACCGGCCAAGGATTGCAGCATACGGATCCGACATCGTGGCCTGTTGAAGACCCACCAACTGCGCAGCGTAGGCGCGATCTGCACCCAGACCTTGGTTGTAGAGCTGACCGGCTTGGCCGAGATTCTGGTAGTAGTTCTGAAGCTGTTGAGCTTGAAATGCGCGGTTGCTCTCAGCGGTGCCAAGATTGGCTTGCTGATTCGCAGCCTGAGTCTGATAGCCGTACTGAGCCATGAGCTGCTGCTGCTGCAGATTCGCGGCCTGATTCGCAAGACCGGCTTGTTGTGCGGCGTCACGATTAGCCTGGGCGACCTGAGACTGGTTCAGCGCGTTGAACTGCTGACCTTGCATGTTGACCTGTTGGTTGGCCAGAGCAGCGCGTAGTGCGGCATCCTGATTCTGAGCTTGCAGTTGAGCCTGCGTGTTGACGTTGAACTGGCCCGCTTGCAGTGCGGCCTGCTGATTAGCCAACGCCATCTGGTTGGCAGCTTCTTGATTAGCCAAGCCAGCCTGTAGGCCAGTTTGTACGTTAAATTGACCAGTCTGGATTCCGGCCTGCTGATTAGCCAATTGAGCACGAAGCAGAGCATCCTGATTGGCCTGTTGAGCTTGAATCGAGGTACTGGCGTTGAATTGACCGGATTGCAGACCGGCTTGCTGGTTAGCCAACTGAGCTTGGAGTTGGTTCGCGGCATTCTGCTGCGCCATTTGGTTACCCGCAGCCTGATTTGCCAGAGCGGCCTGCAGACCAGTTTGAGCGTTGAATTGACCGGCTGCGAGCTGGTTGCCGATATTCTGCTGCTGCATGCCGACATCAGCGCCGAACACGTTTCCAGCAAAGCCACGATTCGCGGCCTGCTCGGATTGCAATTGCTGGTTCACTTGGCCGGCCAGACCGAGATTCTCGATTGCACGTTGGCGCTGGTTGACCAAACGATTCTGCACCTCGGCGCTGATGGCCTGTGGCGACATCGCCATGCCGCGGGCGGCGTAGGATGCACGCACTTGCTGCTCGGCCTGACGTTGCTCGGCGGCGCTGAGACTGCCATCTGAAGTAAGATTATTGAGCACGGCGCTCTCGAGTGCGCTTGAGATCCTCGATGGGCCAGCGTTGAGTGCCTGACCGTAGAGACTGGCGCCAAGCGTGCCTGGTTGTACTAGACCGGCCTGCACTTGCTGTGGGGCGGCGACCTGTTGAGCCTGCAAGGCTCGAGCACGCACATTGCGAGCCTCGACCTGAGCCGGCGTCTCAATGAGCGCAGCGCCCACGCGCTCGGCGCCTACAGTGCCAGGTGCGGCGACCTGAGCAGCGGCGAGTTGTTGAGCCTGCACGGATCCCGGCGACGCCATCTGTTGAGCGGCGACATCCATCGTGTTGATGTTACCAAACGAGGTATTCTCGCGGCCAAGCATCTGAGCGTTGATGTCAGGGCCGGTGATCTGCTGCGCGGCAATGTCCTGCTGACTTGGTGGCACCGACAAGAAAGCATTCAGACGATTGTATGGCTGATTGTTGCTGGCCTGCAGAGTCTTTGCCTGCTCCATCTGAGCAAACAGCTCAGGATTTGCGGTTTTAAATGCGGCCTGAGCGGCTGGCGCTAAATCAGTGACATCTTGAATGTCGGCCAAGCGTTGCTGAGTGTTTAACCCTTGCTGAATTTTTTGAAATGCTTTGGAGGATTCATCATATTGACCGAGCAATCCACGCTGGCCTTCGGTGCCAAACATCGCCTGCTCGGCCAGCTTGAGCTGGAGCTGATTGTATTGCGGCTGGTACTGTGCCTCGGATGCATACAACTCTGGCGCCAACGCGATCTGCGTGGCCAGCGTGTCCTGAGTTTCCTGAGCGTAGTTGCGTGACGGAGCTGCTTGAACAGTTGTAGATCCCATGTTTTTATCCCTTTAAAGCTGCGAGTTGAATATATTTTGGAGTGAGTTCGATGACCTTGTTGGGACGGAGCGCAACGACGCGCTCAACGGATCCAGCCGGCCAGCGTTTGAACATTTCTAAGAAGAGTAGTGTAAGCCCGCCCTTGCGGGTGTTTACGACATCGAGGATTACCAGAATCTTGCCGAATGGATTGGTGCCGCGCCACTCCCACTTTGCCGTGATCTCCTCGGGATTACATTGGATCGCGGTGCCGAGTGCAACGATCTGACCTTTATCTTTTACCAAGGCAAGAGTGTTTTGGCCGGCGTGGAATGCGAGATACTGACGGACGTTCTCTCTTGGCCAGTTAATGAAGCAGCCGGCGCCACCGTTGTTGACGGCAAAGTCGGTAATGTGCTCGAGCCAGTCGGTCTGTTGAGCATCAGCATTCATTACTGCTCAGATACCAAATTGCGGCCTGGCACGGTAGCGTTGACGCGCAGACCACGAATCGTTGGCCGGCCAAAGGTGGACTCGAACTTGAGATCCAGACCAAAGCCACGCTTTGCGATTGGGAAGCGCACCGTGTAATCTTGGTTGGATCCTGACGAGAACGTGAAGACCTCGGACGAGTTGTCTGGATTCTTGGCGATGGCCGTGATGACCAGCGTGTCGTTCGCGTTGGACAGGATGTCGACCTCACCGGATGCGAATCGTTTTGAGGTGAAGGTATTGTAAAAATACCGACGCGAAAGAATCTGGCCGGCGACTTGGTACTGACGGAAATTGTTTGTGATGTACGCGGGGATCTGGAATGGCAGCGTGGGCGTGCCGGTCAGATTATCAAACTCGTCGTAGTTGAGTTCTTCGCAGAGAAAAATGCCATTCTCGCGGTTGATGGCGTACATGCGCTTGGCCTGGCCGTAAAGTGAAACGACAAAGTTATCGACGTACATTCCGGTGGGAAACGTGTCGATGGACTCCCACGCCTTGTTGAGCATCGAGTAGACCAACACCACATTGTTGCGCGTGGCGCCATCGATGGGGACGGCCAGATAGTAACGGTTGTTGAACATGCGCCCAACGGCACCAGAGACCGCGGTAGCGTTAATTCTAGCGATGATATCCGAGATAGGATCGGACAGCGGCGTCGTGTTCCCGAGTAGCTTTAAATCAAGCGAAGGGTTGAGGAGATACACGCCGTTGTCCGAAAGAAAGAAGATGTACTCGCCGGCATTCACTACGGTGCGCCGAGCCGAGCATCCAAATTCTGCGGTCAAGGATTGAATAAAAGAAGTGCCACCGGGGGCGGCGCCAGACGTGTAGCCATTCGGATCAATGTAGGCGTAGTAAATTGAGTTGCGCTCAAAGATGATGAACTTGTCTTCCTGCCACGGCTGAAATCCGACGATTGCGTCATTTGATCCGAGGTTGATGACGAACTGCGCGAAGTCCACGTCCCAAGTGTTGTAGTCGAGGTAGTCTGACGCAGCGATACGATCACGCGCTGTTTTCACCACAAGACGATTCTTGAAATAAAGACCAAAGTCGCTGCACGGCATGTTGGCCGATGCGCCAGTAGTCACACCTTGGGGGACTACGCTCACCGTCGATGCGCCATCCCATACAAGCGGTGCCTTGCCTTTCTTGCAGACAATCGTGCCAGTGGCCGGCGTGGCGGGCGTGCCGGTTACGCTGTAATCAAACGTGTTCGTGGCGACGTTGGAAATGACGAATGAGCCGTTGTACTCGGTCTGGGTTGCGCCCGAGATGATGACCTCGTCGCCATTTGAAAAACCGTGCGAGGTAATCGTGACAGTAGCGGTGGATCCTGAGCGCGTGATGCTGGTAACCGAGACTGGATCGCTGCCCTGACCGCGGAATATATAGGCCACGTTGTTGGCCTGCACAATATCGACCTTGTCGGTAACGGCGATGGTGCGACCAGTGGGATAGTTGATCGCACTGCCAACGGTCAGCGTGGCGGTGTTGTAAATGTAGAGGGCGCCGGCCATCGCCATAATGATGTACTCGACGCCGGCCGCGGTTGAGAAGACGCCTGAGCCGTAGATCGGTAGCCCGGCAATATCTACGGTGGTCAGGCGTTTCTGGCCCTTACGAGTAATCGCAATACCAAGGTCGAGCCGCATATTCTGCGAGAGCTGGACGTATCCAGGCTCAAGCTGGAGCGGATTCAATCGGCTCTGCATGCCGATGAAACCGTTCTCGGCTTCGACCATGTACTGGTTACTCAGTGCCATTTTTTATTCGGATTTAGGAGCCTCGGGCGCGGGCATGTTAGCTTTTACGATCTCCGCGAGCTTCGTGCGAAGTCCGCCAATCATGGCGAGTTCTTCACCGCGAAACGAGCCACGGGTGGAGCAAACGTCGATGAGCTGGACGACGGCAGCGATGTCGTTGATGTCGATGGTTGGGAGGGATGTATCGGGCATGGTAGTATTATTTGGATTCAAGTGCGGCGAGACGCTGATGCACGGACTGAAGTTCGGCAACTAGATTTGCGTTCAACTCTTGGAGAGCTTTGACCGTTACCGACAAAATGGCATCCACCCGAAGATTCTGAACGCGATTTTCTTCATCCTTTGTGCCTTCCGCGCCCGATGGAATGACTTCTTGAACTTCGTGAGCAATGAAACCTTCGCGGACAATTCCATCCGCTTTGAACAATTCTTTATAATCAGTAAATTCATAACTAACTGGGCGCAACTGCATCACACGATCAAGACCTGATGCGGTTTGTGTCGTGACGTTCTTTTTGATACGATAATCCGATACCGTTGCTATTTGACCAACATTTGTTGTATCAACCCACAAATATGGATTACCTGTCCATTGGAAATTAAATACATTGCTTCCAAATGCAGCACCAGTACCTGCGTGAGATTGATACCCATCACCAGCAACAGCACCATTTACTTGAAGTTTGTACGAAGGGTTTGTCAGGCCGACGCCGACGTTACCAGAACCTCCGGTTGCATTTAAGATAATATTTCCGCTGCCTGCACCGTCAAAGTTTAGATCGCTGTTAGTTCCGCTGGTAAGTTTTCTAATACCCGAAAAACTAATTCCAACACCTTGAGATAGATTGTTTGCCCGTACCGCGAATATGTTTGTCGCTAATACATTGTCGGCACTTAAAACCGATAGCTTTTCGCTAGGACTCGACGTGCCGATGCCGAGTCCGGTGGAGGTGATGGTGGCAACCCTTGTACCCGCCGCCCCTAGTAGCAACGTCCCCCCAGCACCATCGACCATAAAATCGCCCGAGTTTGTTAAAAAGGAACCATATGGGCCAGACGCTCCTAATCGAAGCGTAACCGCTCCGGTTCCCGAATCATATAAAAAAGAGTTATCATTACCTATTACAAAACCAGCAGTTGCGGTAACAGAACCAGTCGTGCTCAATCCACCAGTAACAGCTAATCCAGTAGATGAGACCGTCGTGATTTGCGTGTTGTTTACAAGCGTTTGTACCGAACTTGCTGCGCCTGTGCTGCCGTAATAAATAGTTCCTGCCGTTGCTGAACTACCAACAAAATACGGGTTCGTCGCTGTGCTAGTAATGTTACTAGTCGCGCTCAACGCGCCAGTAACAGCGAGTCCGGTGGAAGAAAATTTTGCGATTGATGTCGTAAATGTTGAACCACCCGCAACCGTACTTGCGCTAATATCTAAAGCTCCAGATGTTATTGTATTAGCTGCTATGCGCCAGTTATATACGCTATTTGAGGTATTAAATACCAGCCAGCCAACATTATCACCAGATGGACTTGCGCTACCGATCCTTATTAAACCCTGTCCGGCAGCACTACCAAATGTATTATAGCCATCTTGCGTAGAATTGATTGCCCCGCTGGCCGTCAACGTCGTGAACGCGCCTGCGGCACCTAGCAATGCTGGTGCGCCAGTCGTGCCAGTATTGATGGCCAGTGCCGTAGCGATGCCAGTGCCTAGACCGCTGATACCAGTAGAAATTGGAATGCCAGTCGCATTTGCGAACAACTGCGTCAGCGTCGATTTGCGCAGTGCGGTGTCCGCGGCGCTGTGGATCAGTACGGTGTCCGCTGCGAGCGGTACGGTCTTCGCGGTCTGATCGGTGATGGCGCCAGGCAGCAAGATTGCCGCGTCGGCCAGTGCGTTGAGGTTGGTCGCGGTTACTTGGTCGCCGGTGCTGTAGGTCGTGCCTTTTTGAATTTGTGCCATGTGAGTAGGTTTAGAGGATTAGTTTAGGGTAGCCCCAAGTCCCGTCGGCCAGTAGTGCTTTTTTATTGGCTCCATCTCCAGCAGCCGCGGCTGGGACGAATCCTTTGGTTCCACCTGATCCGCTGTCGCCAACGTAGGTTGGAATTGTGTTAGATGTCACGCTTGTAATGCGTCCTGTAGAGTCTACGACGATGGTAAGTGTCGTGGTGGTGCTGCCGTAGGTGCCGGCCGTTGCGCCAGACGCTGCAACCGCTACGGTGACCGATGCGTCAGCGTTCGTAATGCTGACGCCAGTGCCGGCCGTAAGCCGCGCCGCCTTCCAGAGACTGTTGGTAGCATCACGCACCAGCAGTGCGCCGGCCGCGGGTGCGCTGGTAATCTGCACGTCGTGGATCTCGTCGAGTTCATAACCGTTCTGCACACGAACGTAAAGTTGACCGTTGCCGCTGTTGGCCCGCTCGACGATGCCAACGTAAACTAGGTGATTGGGAGCATACGGCTTTGTGCTGGTAACAGATCCAGCCGTGGCCCCGAGGTAGAGCGTGTCGCCATCGTTGTAAGCACCAAGATTGAGTCCATCGACAACGCCCACCATGCGAATGTAGCCTGCGTTGTTGGCCGCAATAGAAGAATCCAATACCACACCAACGGTCTTTGCGCTGGTGGCATCGCTGGTGTTGTAGGCCAGCTTCACGCTCATCCGATTGCCGGTGGCGCCAAAAGCGTAGACGACCTGGCCCTTGGTAATTGTTACTGAATCGGCGTTGGTAACGTATGCATCAAGTACGTTCTGCGCAGCCGCAACATCAGACGACAACTCGTTGATTGCATCCTGCACCGTTGTGCTCGAGATCGTGCCAGATGGCACATTGGTGATCTGCGATGCGGTGTAGTCGCCGTTGGCCGAAACTACTGCGCCCGTGCGCGTGAATACCGACGTGACCGGCGCCGTTGGATAGCTCAGTTGCGTCCAGCTCGTCAGCAGCGAAGGAGTTGATCCGGTGATGATCCAAGACGTGCCGAGATCGGTACGAATGCACCAGTCGCCCTGCTGGCCGGTGAGCGCAAGCATTGCCGCCTCAGATGCCACCGCACCAAGGTAGCTGACAATGGAGATGTCTGGGATCTGTGAAGCGGTGAGCTTGCTGTCGGATCCGAGAGTTGCAGCGCCATTTGCCGCTCCAGCAGTAAGAAGTGCTGCACTTCCAAGGCCAAGATTGGTACGCGCATCAGATGCCGTTGTAGCTCCGGTGCCGCCATTAACAATGGCCACCGTTCCGGTTACGTTGCTGGCAGTTCCCGTCGTGTTTTGATTGAGCGTCGGAAAACTTGTTAAATTTGCCGCGGATCCGTTGGGTGCCAGCACGTCCGTTCCGATCACTAGGCCAAGGTTTGTTCGAGCGTCCGCAGCCGTGGTCGCATTGGTTCCACCATTTGCCACTGCAACGGTTCCGGTGACATTTGCAGCCGTGCCAGTGGTATTCTGGTTCAGCGTTGGAAAATCGCCTGCAACCGCAATGGACGGCACGCCTGTGCCCGTAGTGTTCTTGAGGATACCAGTGGCAAGGCCGGCCAGTGCCGTGCCGTTGATCTTGGTGACCGTAGCAGTAAGCGCCCCGGTGGATCCTGCCGCAGTAACGTCGCCCGTGATCGAGATCGTCTGGTCGCCGGTGTTGGTTCCTGAGAGATTCGTGCCGGTTACCGTGCCGGTTGCTGCGACGGATGACGGAGTGATGGCGCCGAGTGTTAGGCTGATGGCCGGCGTCGTGGTCGAGTTGGCCACGGATCCGCTCACGCCATTTGCGGTGGTTACCGAGACGCTCGTCACAGATCCCACGCCGGCCGCAGCCCATGACGTGGTCGATCCATTGGTCGAAAGCACCTTGCCAGAGTTGCCGGCTTGGCTTGGCAGAAGATCGTTCGCATCAGGCGCGACCCATGTAGCGTCTGCGCGAAGAAATTTCTTGGCCGCGGCAGATCCTGACGTTGGCGCCGGCACTAGGCCATGCGTGCCACCAGATCCAGAGTCGCCCACCATGTCTGGCAGCATGCCATTGAGCGTGGACATGTCCAAATCACTCGGGGCGCCGGTGCCACTTGAGCGACCCTTGACCGTTGGGCCGGTCATGTCGGCCAGTTTTGCATTCGTGACCACGCCAGGCTGGATCGTGGTCGTGATCGAAGACGTGCCAGATCCAGCAACGTCAGATGACAGCGTGATCGTCTGGTCGCCGGTATTTGTGCCGCTCAGATTGGATCCGCTGATGGCGCCGACAGCCGTGACGGCATCTGGCGTGATCGAGCCGAGCGCCAGGGTGATGGATCCAGCCGACGTGATCGGGCTGTCGGTTACAGTAATCCCATCCGTGCCAGTAATGCCAATTGAGGTGACCGTGCCGCCGCCAGCAGCCGCAAAAATCTGAGCAACCGTGGCCCTCTTGTTGGTCGAGGTGTTACCGTCCACCATGACGGTGTAGTCCGTGGTGTTTACGGTTGTGGCTACTGGTAGCTGAGAGATTTTTTTATCAACACTCATTCAACGATGATTCGCCCGCCATCCTCCAACAAGATTTGCCTGTTGGACTCCTCGAGATTGAGGTAGGCCAACAGTTGGTGAACTTTGCGCAGCCGATTTAACAGCGCACGCATCGATTAGTCCGTAAACGGAGAAGCGACAACGCGAGCGGCGCCGCTGTTCTGAATGAATTTAGCAGCCTGAGCGGTCTGACGACTCCAGAACTCACGATAGCCGGCCGCAAGCGAGTGACCGTTGGTCAAGCTTGGGGTGCTGGCATCAAACGTGACGTAGACGCTCGCGGTCTTGACCTCAACCAAGACGTAGTGCGTCTGGAGATCGAAGGCGCTGAGTTGTACTGCGCTGGTGGATACGGCAATTTCTTGCAGGGTTTTGCCAACGTGTGGTTTCGGATAAAGATTAACGGCTTTTGTGAGTTGCATGGTGGTATTAGTAATTGAAGAAATTCATTCTGCGAACTTGGCCTTCGCTGAGTAGAATGCGTTCGACTTCTTTTTGACGAGCTTGTTCAGCATCGTTTTCAGCCATCTGAGCTTGGTCGTATTGACCTTCAGCTCGCAGGTAATCAGACAGTGCGGCACGCGCCACATAGTCACCAAGAAAATATGGGATTTCGACTTTCTGCCAGCTCGACGCATTGCTCGACGGAGATTGATTGGCCGACGTTGCGACGATGCAGTTGTAGAGATTGCCTTTGGGTTGCTTGCCAGCGCCGGGAGTAAACGATCCGGTGTTGGTGCTGGGATCAAAGTAAGCCTGTGCGCCAACAGAGTAGGCCACAGTCGAGCTCCATGCATCGCCAAACAACTCTGGGTTACCGATACGGTATTCAATCCAGACCGGACTCACGTTCTCCATCAGGTTGACAAAGCTGTTGGTGCCGTCCTCATACAGAAAATATTTAACGAGATGCGCTCGAGTGGTGAGCCGCGGATCTGCGTTGTAGACATTCAAAACCTCACCAACGTCCTCGCCCAGAGTTACCGTGCGGATGCCCTCGGCATCAGTAGTAACTGGATCGCCTGGCGTTGTGGTTACGCGAATGAGATCTGGCCAGACGTCGCTCTTCCAGACGCCGTCGAGACGGCCATTCGCAAAGTCACGAAATTGTGCAAACATCTGCGCGGTGATGTTCGAGCGGTCAAGACCCGCAAGCTGAAGATAGCGATAGAAAACAGTGCTGAGATCTATTGTGCGCATGAAATGCTTCTTCCAAATTGATCGAGGATGCCAATCTTGCTGCCGTCGCTAGTAGATTTACCGTAGCCAACCTGCAGCTTGGTAGCACCGCCCTTTGTTTCCAGACCAGGGTTATCCCTTAAAAATTCTTTAATGAATGCATCATTCTTCCAGCAGTCGTAGCCAAGTTTTTGGCCCCAAAAGTGAAAAGAGGAGGCAGGAATCCGAGCGCGTAGACGGCCTAAACCATCTACGCCTCGGTGATAGTTCTGGTTAATGGCCGAGGCTTTTTTGGCCTCGATCATTCCCAAAACCTTTTCCTTGTGCCAGCCCCGACGAAACTCGTCCAGTAGTGGCTTATAGAGATCGTCGGGGACAGCGACCATGATTAGCTCGAGAAGTCGAATTTACCGAACGCGAGCGGGTTCTTGACGACGAGACCGGCGACGGCCTCGATCAAGCGGGCTGGGCCACCGCCGTAGTCAGGGAGATCCTTGACTTCTGGGAGGCTGGAGTAACGGATTTCGCAGAGATCCATTGGGATGACATAGCCTTTGTAAGCCGCGGGCATGAACGCATCAGGATGGAGACGAATGCGACCGAAATCGCCCTCGAACACATCAACGCTCGAGAGGAAGGTCTCGGCATCGGCCTCACGATTGAACGTGCGGATCGAAGAAGCGGTGTTGGTGTTGGCGTTTTGGCTGGTCGTAAAGAGCAGGTTCGTGAAAGCGCGTTTGACCGAGCTGCCAACGATACCGTCGTAGTCACGGAAGGTGCCGGTCTGACCCCAGATGGAGGTCAGGAGACCTTGCACCATCGACTCATCAAGCGTCGTGGAGGCAGCGGAGCCACCAACGATGCTGGCGGAAGGCGTGCGGAAAGCAGAGGGGACAGCAGGGGTGCTGCCGCCGCTGGTGCTGATCCAGGTGCCCATCGCTTTGGTGAGGTAAGGATTGGTGCCGTTATCAGCCTGGCCATCGTTGGCCGAGAGGAAGGTGGCTTCCATATCGCGCTTCATCAGCGTGATGCCTTTGGCGACCATGCCAGCGAGTTCGTCCTTCAGACCGGCGACGATAGAGACATCGACGGAGAGAGGAGACACGCGCACGGGACGACGGAACACTTGGACGTAATTGGCCAAGAGCGCACGGCCCGAGTTGAGATTTTGGTAATCCGAGGAGGTGACATCCGTACCGTCGACGGTGCCGGTGGTGGCAGTCGCGGGGAAGTTGTCAGCCTGCCATTGGAGGTAGGTGTTGCCGGGCTTGGAGCCTTTTGGAGCCATCGCGACGAAGGGGGTGTCCTTCGCATCGACAAGCGAGATATAGTCAGCGAGGTCTTCGCGTTTACCGACCTGAGAGCGTTCGTAGAGTTGAGCCATGTTAGTGAGTCCTAGTTTTTATAAAAACTGCTGGAGGAGCACGTCTTTGAGGTTGCTGGCGTTGGCAGATTTTCTGAATTTTGCTTCAGCGTTTTTAGAGTCACGTTCTTTTGCCGTGACCGTCGCTGGAGCGGAGTTTGATCGAGTAGGTTGGACTGGCGCTTTCTTAACCACTGGCTTTGTAGCAGCAGTTTTTTGTTTAGCGTAATTGCTTTCGCGTTCAGCCGCCCCGCGGATGTAGTCACCGATCACCATCTTGTAGTCTGGGAACTTACGGATCTCGGGGAATGCCTTGAGCATGTTCTGCGCAATTGCATATTCCCGAGTCGTGCGATCCTTCCACCACTGGTATTCGGATTCTGCCATTGGATCGATCTGCGAGCGAGTATTTACATACTGAAGCTGCTTGGGCAGATGTTCCTCTAGAGCATCGAGTGCGTTGAGCTTAATGCGTCGAACATCTTCTGCTGAATACTCGGTTTCTTTGCCCACCTTATCTTTTACGGTGGCACCGTCAGCATTTTCTTCGCACCAGCGACGAACCCTACGCGCTTCCGCAAATGCGGCATCGACCTCAACCTGCGACTGAAGGTGCAGGTAAGGATTGTCCGCTGTAGCTTTGACTGGCGCGTCCTCTGTGGCCGGCCGGGTGTTCAGCTTCAACGTAAGATCCGCGATCTGAGCTTCCAATTGCGCCGCCTTTGCTTCGGCTTCCTTGCGGAGAGCGGTCAGCTTGTCGATTCGCTTTTGGGCGCCCTTGGGCAGTCCCTCTTCAACCGGAGCCTCAGTCTGTTCAACGTCTGCTTCCTTAGAAGTGTCTTCCACAGTTTCCTGTAGAGTGGTTGTGTCTTCGGTCGCCTCGGCATTTGCCGGGGTTTCCTCTGACGTGGTTTCCGCTTTGTTGTCAGGTGCTGGTGCCTGTGCCGGCTCGTCCGACAGTGATCGACGAAGCAAAGCACTGAGCCTCTCTTCGCTGATTTTACCGAGCTTATCTGCCACGGAGGTATTGAGAGGTTTGTCCGCGCTCGTTCCGTTGTCCGAGGGTGCGCTCTCTACTGTCGTTGTACTATCAGGCATGGTGTTTTGTGACCGTCCAAGAGGTCGTGCAGCGTTGCTCAGTGGCGCAACGCAGAAAGCCCTTGGCGCGGATCAGACACCAAGCGCTTATCTCAGTCTATAAATCAGTCAGGAAAGGTAAGGTCTACCCATCTTTCACGCTGATCATCCAGCTCCGTAACGCTTCCTGGCCTCGTCGCGCAGTTGGTGCAGCGAGATCAGGAAGTCGTTTAGAGCCTCGGCCCGGCCGGCGGCGTGGATGCGATACTCGCCGGTGGTTTCGCGGTTGATGGCGGTCTCTACCTCGTCCTGGATGCAGTCGCTGGCGTGGGCCAAGATTGCATTCCAGAGTTTGTTCTCACCATCAAACGCGAAGGATTCTAATTGGTCTGGTTTCATTATTGTTGAGGAGCGGGCGGCGTGTTGCCTGGCGTGACACCAATCTTGCCTACCTGTTTATTTTGCTGCTGTTGCATCGAGAACTGGAGGTTCTTCATGTATTTTTGCAGCAGTTGTTGGAATTGCTGGTCAGTCTTTGCGGCCTGTTGAGCCTTCGGATTGCTCTGCAGCACTTGCTGCGTGTACTGCAGCTTGGAAGCCGCGGCTGGATCGTTCTCAACGTACAGCGCCTCGTTGCCGAGCATCATCATGCCGATATCGTTCTGCACGTCCTTAAACATCTTCTGCGAGGCGCCCTTCTGATCGACGATCATGGTGCGAGCCGCATCTGGCGAGATGGCCATCATGATTTCTTGGATCAGTTGGTTGCGATCAATGACGCCGCCAGCATCAAGTGGCACAACGAACTGCGAGATCGATTGCAGCTTCTTCATGACGTACTCGTTGTCCATGTCGCGCACGTCGTACTTCAAGATGAAGTCGAACTGGCCGGCGATCTCGCTGATGTTTTGTGGCAGCGGCATGTTAATCACGCGCTGGATTTCCTCGGCCGGCATGTACTGCAGGCAGAGCTGGAAGGTCTGGCTGAAGATTTTGCTCCAGACGCCGAACCAGTTGTTGATCTCCTTCTGCACGATAACCTGCTGCTTGGCGGGCGGCACGCTCGGGTGCAGTAGGCCAAAGTAATTGGCGTGACGTGACTCGACCTGACCGATCACGGCCATCGCCTCAGAAATTGGCGAGCGTGGTGGATCCATGAACTGGTAGTCGTCAGACTGAGTGACCGGCAACTGCACGCCGGGGCCGATCTTGTTGATCATGCCGATACGTTTCTTGACGCGGATCGGAGGCAGCGTGGTGAATGCGGTACGGTCACGCATCGAGTCATGCTGCGCCTTGATCTCGTCTTGGTCAGTCATGGACAACTCTGGAATGCCGCGGGAGTCGCAGATCGCTCGGCGCAGGCGCTCACGACGGTATTCGATGAACGGATATTCGCCATGCGCGTAATCGAGCAGCTCATGCTTGCCGTACATGTCTTGGCCCAGCTCGGGACAGAACACGGTGTAGTAAATGGCTGGCGAACCGTTGTCGCTCAGTTGGCGGGTGTACGCATGCACAACCTCAATCAAATGATCGTTGCGCACCGTGCCGGTGACGTTGAGCGCCGTGGTAACGAGATTAGGATTGTTGTACCAGCTCTGGCGACCTTGGGTGACCGCGGCCTTCTGGCAGAACTCGCCATCCCAGCCGGCATTCTTCTCCATCGCCTTCAGCTCGACCTCAGTGAAGTACTCGCGGCGAAAAATCACGCGGGCGCGTTGCAGATCGATGGTCTCGGGTGGGAACGCGACCTCGTCGAACGGCTTGAGCGCGGTGATCGATGGCAGATTCTTTTGGATGTATTCTTCCTCGTACTCGCCGGTGCCGGTCTCGCGCAGTTCTTTCACGAACTTCTTCGCATCGCGGATCGTGAGATCGGGCAGGAAGGTCGTGACGATATCCGCGGCCTGCTGCTCGGCTTCGGGATTCGCGATTAGCGAAGGAAGCTGTGCGATGATGCTGTTGGGATTCTGCGCCGCAGCCTGAGCCGAGATCTGCATGACTTGCTGCATCGTGATCTTCTGCATGCGCGTGCCGGTCTTTTGATCCCAGGCAACGTGGGCCACGCTCCAGCCGTACTGCTGCGTGTACTGAGCGAGCAGCTCGGACTCGCGCTCGAGTTCGACCTTGAGCTTGTTCTGACGAATCCAAGTCATCAGCTCGCTGGCGGCGGCGGCGGTGCCACCATCGCTGATGTCGACGCCCGAGATATTCAACTGGCCACGCACGAATGCGGTGGTCAGGTTGGCGACGATCTCGTTAATGGTCGAATCAATCAGACGGATGCGGACATCGCTGGCGCCCTCGAATGGGAACACCTGCTCGCCGTCTGGCCGCATGCTCGACCACTTCTTGCCGTCGTCGGTCTGGCCTGACCATTTGCAGAATCGGACGGCATCGTTGCTATCGACTCGGCTTACGTTGTTGCCGGTGTAGAGCGAGCGTTTAAACTCGTAGTTCAGATAGTTGACGTCCGGCTTCTCGGTGGCGATGGCCAGTTGGTCAGTGTGTGGATTGCCTGTGTCGGTTTTGTAATCGTAACTCATAGTTGGGTTGGGTTGATAGTTTTCTTTTGGGGAAAATTGGCGCCGATATGCTCGAGCACTTCGTCTCGATAAAATCTGTGCAGACCGCCAAGCGTGCGATAGGTGCGCAGCCGCTCCTCATGCCGCAGCCGGTCAAAGTACTTCTCGTCGAGGCCGGTCAGTTCACTGGCCTGCTTGCGAGTAATTAGAATGGGATAGTCTTTCATTTAATAGGATCCACCACCGACGGCGGCGAAGCTGCGATTTGTGTGGTGTTGAGGATCCATGACCGCCAGGTAGCGCAGGCAGTCAATTGGATCCTTGGTTGCGCCCTTGTCACCGTCAGTGCCTGTCCACTCACGCAAAGAGTAGATCAGATTCTGACAGCGATCCGAGACATAGAGCTTCGGTTCATTCTGAATGGAAATCGGCATGTTCTGATTGAATGCCAGCCAGTCGTTAATCAGGCCGACGCCCTCGTCGACGCGGATGCCTGCCGCCGGCTCAAAGTACATGGGCGCAGGATCCGAGTCCAGTAGCTCCATCAGGCTGGTGCCGCCCTCCTTGCCCGCGGCCTGAGTGGCGCCGGCGCGTGGATCGATGTACCGAGCGAACATGGATTCCTTTTGCTCGAGATCCTTGATCAGTTCCTTGTAGTCGTTGATGCCGCGGCCGGCGCCGTTACGTTGGCCGATCCCGATCTTGCCGTCGCTCTTCTCGCTCGGCAGCGCCCACTCGCCGATATTGATGTCTGGCCACTCGCGGTAGACGTAGTGCCGGCCCTGCTCATCGACGCGCATCCAGAGCATAAACCAGTTTCTGGATCCTGCAGGATCGACGACCATGTAATTGGTGCCGGCCGTTGGGATCTTGTCGTGCGCGATGATATTGTGCTGACCAAATTTTGGGAACTGCGAACCCTGCAGCGACTCGGCCCAGCCATACGCACGGATCTTCAGCTCATAGGATCCGCGGCCATCCAGCGTGGCCTTCATGCTCGCCCAGTCCGAGTACGGATTCAGATCCGAGTGAAACCAGATCACGGCGCCGCGCTTGCCATGACACTTCGCGGTGTACGGCATCGTGCCCTTGGGCAAGCCCGGCACGTTGATCGTGTCGGCCAGTAGCTCGGCCTTGCGTGCCGTGAGAAACGTCGAGCCAGACACATATTCTTTTACCACCGGCGAGTAACCCGTGACCGGCGTGAACGTCAAAAGCAGCACGCCATTGCGAGTAACCAAGCGATACCGCAGCGTCTCGATCCAGTCGAGCGGCACCAACTCATCGCACCAGATCATGTCGCACTCGCCGCCCTCGATGACCTTCTTGTCTTGGGCGTAGTTCATAAAAAAGCACTGCGACTTGTTGGGCAGCACAAACGTGTTTTCCGAGAAGCCATTCTTCTGGGTGTAGGCCACGTTGGTGATCTTCGTCTTCCGCGCCATCTTGTACTCGGGCGGCATGTATTTCCACATGACGTTCTGCTGCATCTGAATTGACGACATGTTGGTCGTGTGCAGACACCACACTCGAGATTCTGGCCGAGCGACGAGCAGATTGATCGCCCGCTTGGCGGCGTACTCGGTCTTGCCGGCACGATTGCCACCGTTGATCAGCAGCTCGCGGTGCTTGATCAGTAGCTTGTCGGCAACCTTCCAGTGATCTGGCTCGTAGCCGTGCCGGTACGGATCGCACTTCTCGGCGACGATCTTGTCCTCGCGCAACTGCAGCCGGCGAGCGGTCTCCTCGGCGCCATGCTCGCTCACCAGTCGCTTGATGTCCTCAATCGTCGGCGAGTACAGCACCGGATGCGGCGTCGGAACGTACTTTTTTAGGATGTCAGACATTAGATCGTTTCCTCCTTGTCGATGCCGGTAAAATAGGGCCGATCATACGTCAGCTCGATGTCGGTGTGGTAGTCCGTCGAGCGACCCTGCCAGCACACGCGAAATTCCACGCCGGCGTTGGTGTACAAAATGCCAGTCACAATACCCGGCACGTCCTCGGTGCGATGGTACACCAGATCACCAATCTTAAAATTAACGCGGTCAGCATTCATGCGCTCACCACTTCCCTGGGAACCGCGGCTGGCGTGCCGCCGTCAGGATCCCATCGTACTTGCGCACTGGGATGATCATATTCGGCTGGAAATTCAGCGAATCCTTCACCCGGCAGATCGTCATCTTGCCCTCAAATTCCACCGAGATCGCCTTACGATTGGCGAACTTGTTGGCCAACACCTTTGCCTCGTCTTTCGTCCACCAGCCGGGACGACCATGCTCCAAGATCAGCCCATTCTGCGGCAGTTTTGGGATCTTATGGTCAGGGTAGCGGTGCCCCTCGACCTCCTCAAAAACCTCAATTTCCACCACCACCGGCTTAACCTCGGCCGGCTGCTCGCCCAAGATCCGCTCCATCGCCTGCACGCCGGCTGGCGTATACCACACGCTCTTGGGGCGCCCATCGTAGTCCCAGTGGTCACCCTTAGTCAGCCGGCTGCGGAGCTTGCCCATCTCGATGCGGGACATGCCAACCTTGATGGCCAGCTCGATCTCGCGGATTTGATATTTGGATTCAGTTGTCATTTGGTTAAAGCGTTCAGATCGGCATTGTGGCCCGTCTCGGCGTGCCAGGTCTTCGCCGGCATCACCCGGTATGCCGAAAAGACCCCATCATTCTTGCGCACAAACGAGTCATCCTTCCACACGATCCGATTATTCGGCTGCGCCACGATCTGGCCCGAGCCATCGTGCAGCAGCAGAATGTGGTAGCACTTGTGCTCGGATGGATATTGACTCCAGCCGTTGTCGGTGTGATCCAGCGTAAACCAGTACGAAGCCTCGAGAATCTGGCCAGACCTCGTCTTCACCGTGCAGGCCATCTCGCGCAGGTACTCGTAAGCCGTAACGCCAAATTCCCACCCGTGACAGTCCCAGCTCTGCAGCTCATTCAGCGGATGACATGGGCCAGTAGGGTGTTCGTGCCGCAATTTATGGATCGGGATCCGCGCCCACTGGCTGCCGGCCTCCGTCATAATCGAAAAATGCAGCGCCCGCGACGGGATCGAGGTCACCCCAAAGATCACGCAACGGTCAAAATCGGTGCCATCCTCGACCTTCCCACGCAAAATCCCACCGTCCACCAGCCCATACAGGTGCCGCGGCGTCGATGCATTCAGGGCGTGGTGGTGGCTATTCATAAATTCAGGCGTGCGCGATCCCACCGGACATTTCCAGCATCCGCGCACGCCCTCCGATAGTAGGACTCCAACCTACACTGCAAGATTTGGCCCATCCGCGTCCAGATGGCACCTCTCGAATCATCTGCTTTTGATCATACCGGAAACCGCTGATGCTACGCACCAGACGGAAAATCATGGGGCTTTTTGTGAAAAATTTTTCGGTGATGGAACCCGTCGCATTGTCGTCGCGCCGGCGCCAGGGGTACCCCCCCCGCCCCCCTTTTGGTCGACGCACAATCTTCATTATGTTTAATATGTCCATCGTCGGTGACCTAAGCGGCGGACATGGAGTGGGTTACGTCGATTACTTCGCCATCTGAACGCTTGGAATTAGCGATCAATTCGTTAACCGCTGCGGTGTCTATAGTTAGGCGATGCTCGACGACGGTTGTTGGAACGTCGCCGTTCAAAAGTGCGGCCTTGTCCAAAATAATCCCTAGTGCGACGGATAACCCTACCAACTGTGTCGGCTTGATTTCCTGGTGCTCCATCTCGTCGATGCCGCGCTCGATAGTTGATGCGGTCTTGTTGGCCAGGCGTTGAAGGCTTGCGGCCATGTGAGATTTGAAGAGGGTTGGCTCGCGTTCGATGAGCCGATCACGGATGACTGCGATGGTGCTGGTTGAGCTGTGAACTTCGCGTGCGATGGCGTGGAGTCCCATGCCTTTCTTGATGAGGGTCTCGATGGCCTTGATCTTTTCTGGGTCAACGTGAGTGGCCTTAAAGTTCTGAAGATCCTTCCCGCGTGCGAGCTTCTGTTCGATGGTGAGGAGTGCACCTTCATCAACTCCACCCACCTTCTCCTCGGTTATGCTCTGATCTTCCATGTTTATGTTCTAACTCGGGGTTCTTCCCGAGACAAAAGATTTCTGAAAATAGTGCTTGAACCCAGCGATGGGTTATGCATTGTAGAGCGCATCAACCTGATTCTCCCTATGAAAAACCATTACGTTCTCGTCCTAAAAAAATGGAATACGCGCACGCAATCCGCTGAAATTTTAAGCGAATTTGATGGCAAAGTTAATTTAGACGAAGCCTTTAAAACTGTTGATTTATGGAATGAGCGCGAAGGTTACACGTTCCGCGGATTTGGTGAATGGTTTGATTACTCTCGCATTGCAGAATGATAAATGCACCGATGCACGAAAGCACCGACACACCCTATCACCGCATGGTGCACCTGATCCAGAAGCACGCGCCGAGGCTGATGCGTGAAGGTGCCTTTGAGGTGACAGAGCGTAGGCCAAAGCGAACGTCATTCACGCCGCATGAAGTGCGCAGAATGGTGCGTCTGAGTGCCGCGGGCAAGAGCACGCGAGAGATCGCCAGTGAGATTGGCTGCTCGCA